CTGTCTACTATGTTACAATCAGCACGAGCTTGTGAGTTGGCATCGGTATACACTGCCTGCACATAGTTACCAGCTGAACGTTGTATACTGTAGCTGGCCGGCTGTGCTTGAATATTGATAGTATCTGTAGAATCCAAAACCACTTTGACTCTTCCCAGTGCCGAACTTAGTATTTCCATATCCTTGGTAACCAGCAGTTCATCTCCTGCTTGATTTACTACACGAAAAACAAAACTAGAACCTGCAATATTTACCGGTTTCTGGTCTTGATTTATGAATTCAAAAAGTAGAACATTGTCCACTCCCTTGTTTATTGTCAGTTGTTTTGCGTACACAGGATCGTACCTCGCTGTAAAATATCCACCACTGGTGTCTACCAAAAGTACCCGGACAAGTTGTTGATATAGATAAACGGTGGTTGAATACATGTTATATTTAGTTTATCCAAAATTTGCTGTCCATAAATAACCGCAATGGGAAACAACATCTTTGACAAATTGACAGAAAAATATCCTTTCATAACATTGTGCATGTATGCCAATGCAGAATATGTGGGAGTGGTGCAAAACAGAGATGACGTTGTGACCACCATCTACGACTTTGGGGCTGTCACTGAACAACAGGCCAAACTGCTGTTTTTAGAACTGGCCAACACCTGGTGGTGGGAAAGCAATAGATCAATTCCTATCAATGTGTTTCTTAGGGGAGATTGGAATCAGTTTAGGTATACTCTGCGAACCTTTGTCAACAAAGATCTTGAAATCTTGCACGGTCCTGCGTGTAGTTTGCTGGACATAGTGCGCAGAAAAGGCAAGAGAAAATCGATTACACTGGTACGACGTCTTGATTGAGCAGATTCATATGTAGCGCCACCAGGGCTGCGTAGGAAATACTATGGCTTTTCTTAAATGTGTAGCCTCGAGATTCGTCGCCGTCCCACACACTCTCAAATACTTCTTGCCAAGGGCGTGTCTGTAAATGTGCTTTGCCTGGACGAATAATACTGATAAATGCCGCCATCCGGGGTATTGAATCTGGACGCATTTTTTTGAGTAAGTCAGTATAGTTACCCACGTGTACCAGTTGACCGGCCCAGGCATGATCGGTCCACAGTCTTTCCCAAGGTGGGGTGGCTGTGAGCATTTGTTCATAGTGTGCAGGATCACGGACCAACTGATACACACTCATGTTTAGGAAGTCCAATTTAAAATATCCACGTTGTTCTGCTTCTTCGTAATCTATTGCGGCGCAACTATTAACAGGATCCCGAGGAATGTCTGTAACATAGATACCCGAGTTGTGCTTCTTGCCATTGCTTTGTCGTGCAGGCACATGCTGAATCAATCGCAACACCGTTTCTCTGTCGGCAAAGTCAATGTCAATATCTGCGCTCATTACCATCCTGCTTTGTTCAATATATCTTTCACATACTCTTGATCCGCTGGATAGTTTGTGAATTTCTTTTGCCAGGCGTCCGAGTCAATGTAGGGCCAGACCATGGCCACTTGTTCTGTGCTCAGTTCGCTTAGAAACTTTTGTCCAGACTCTGAATTGTAAATCACCCAGGGACTTATGCGTCCGGCTGTGACAGCATAACATAGACTATTGGTGTTGCCATATCGCATCCAATCATGTGGGGGATTGCCTGTTTCTTCTGCCCATCTCATGCTGTGTTCAATTGCTCGGGCTAGAGCATCATCCACTGCTTCCACACGCAGGTATTCTATTAAGTATTCAGTGTACACCTTGTCGCTACACCAGTGATCGATCTTCTTTTGTGCTTTTAACAACCATGTCATAAAACGTGGGGGAGCAATCACATGGGTGTTTACACAATAGTTTCCAAACTTGACAAATGCCCTGTAATAAGGTGAGTCACAAAAGTCATCATGTGTTTTGTTCTTGGCCGATCCTTGCATGGTTTCGTAGAACCGGATGTAGGCCTGAAATCCCATGCGTACACCTGCTTCGTCTCGAGCCAGTCTTCTGCGCTTGGGCTCACAGGAATGCACCAAGAGTGAAGTTTCTTTAATAAAAGTTTTTTTGCAATACTCACACGTGAATGTCATTTATAACTCTAATCTTTCTTGAAGATATGTTTTGAAGAGAGTTTTTAATTCTTTACTATGCAATCGAGCATAATTGTATTCTACTAAATCTATATTATTTTTATAAAGTTGCTGGCATGTGTCTAAATCCCAGTCTCTCATTACATTACTAATGTAATTGATTTTGTCCAATAAAGTCAACGACTGATTGTCCTTATCAAACAACAAAAATCCCAGATTGGTTAGTAATTTGGCAGAGTCTATGTTTCCCAAGGTAAAAAACAAACAGCGACTTTGTATTGGTTTCCAAGTTTTTTCTGATAAGAATACAAAATCATCGTCGATATTAGATTCTCCAGTGATATTAAACATCGATGCAAACGCATTGTGTTGGTTGTTAAATTGTGTCTGTTGTTGTGTTGTGGTACTGTTAAAGAATTCTTTAATCCTATCATTTGCAGCGGAGGAAAAATATGGAGTGTCTGCTGTTAAGTTTTCTGCACGACCTAGATATTTAATGCCAGCATCTGTTACAAACAATTTTTGAAAATCATAATTTGTAGCATATACTGCAAAACAATCACTATCAGTAAGATACTGCTTTACTTGTTGAAAAAAATATAATCTATGAAATCTAGCCTGGCTAGATAAAAAACTAAATCTAAATTTTTTGTTAGTGGTTTGGTAATTTTTTTGTAATAGTTGGTTAAGCATCCATGTAGGAAAATAAATCAACTCACTGTCTTGAAAAAATACATCAAGATTGCTAGTTAGTATTTTAATCCTGTTCGGAATCTCGTTGCTAAGAGATAACCAATAATCATACAACTTAGAAGGGTATGGGTCAGTATCCGCTGTTATTAATATTTTTTTCTGACCACTGTGATTTTGCAAAAAATCAATATCTTTTGATCTATTGCCTGTCAGTTGAGAAGGATGCACAATGCTATAACATAGAGTTAAATTATCGATGTCTACTAGGTTAAACAATTTTTCGTGCATTATTCTAGTATTTTATGCTGTTGGATGTAGTTTGTCAAATAGTCGTTAATCAATGCTTGATAACTGTGTTTGAGAGTGGTGCGCAGTATTCTGCTGTTGGCACTACCCCCGATGGCCAAGCTAGATGCTTGTGGTATATTATGCTCATCTATGAATCCCAGACGTTGTGCCAGGTCCAGGTGGCCTTGCCCACGAGCATAACTTTCATGGTAACTACAACCGTTAACAACTACATGGTTGATCATTTTTTGTCATTCCCGGCAGCACGATTATATGCGTCTATTTCTTTTTGTGTTGTGATCTCACACATGACGTCTATCTCGTCATCTTTGTACGAGGGATACATTGCTATCAGTGCTTTGCGTTTTGCACTGAGTCCTGCTTCTTTCTTCCGCGGAGCAATCCAGGGATGTCTTGGTGTGCCTAAGCCTGGGCTTACACTTGTGGCCATGAGCCACTGCAATCGAGGATGTTTGCCCACATCAAAAAAATGTTTGTTCAGGCGTTCGTTGCAACTAATAACATAGAACTCTTGCAACTCTCTTGATCCTTCCACTGCCGATCCCCAACGTATCATGAGATAGTTTGAAAACTTCTTGCGCTCTTCGGGAGTTAAATCGTCGTAGAATGATCTGACCTTGCGGTCAAACATACGCATTTCGTTGGCAATGTTAAGTCGATCGCTCATTTTTGAAAAACCAATCTTATGTTTCCATTCAAATCTGTAAAATACCAAGGCATACTTAGGTCAATATCTATTATTAAAAATTCTAAATTGCATGTTGATAACTCTTTTCTTAAATATTGGTCATACTGCAACAAAGTAGGTGTTGGCGTTGCAAATTCTTGAACTAAAAATTGTGTTGATGTTTTTTCTATCATCCGTTGTATATTCAATGCTAAAAATCCCTTTCCACCAAGTTTTACTAAGGACGCAAAGTCTAAAACAATTTTTTTGAATTGACTCAGTGGACAAAAGTGTAAAGCACATATTGAAAATATTGCTTGGAAACTAAGTGTGTTTTGTTGCACATAAACCTCATCAAAATATCCATATATGTCACCATAAAATCCTACATCATCGATTGTTGGAAGGTTATGTATCATAAAACATTCAGATTTAATCATGCTAGGTAAATTATCAAAATCTTGCGGAAGTGTTATATTAGGCCAACTTGCATCTTTTATTTTTTCGTAACCGTTTTTAATATGTAACCATTCTGCTCCAATGCCTACAAGTCTGGGTATATATGGTTTAAACAGGTTAGCACCACAGCCTAGGTCATAAATGTAATCATATTCTATTTTCAAAAGAGGTAACAAATAATAAAATACTGATGCCGTAAACTTGTTACTACATTGTGCTCGTGGGGTATGACCTCTTTTTATTTTTTGGTCAATTTGTAATTTGTTGGGCGTAAAAAATTTGTCCCAAACTAAATTTTCTTCTTCAAAATCTGCAGCAAGTTGTTGGTAGATATCACTATATTTAAATGTTGTCTGAAATAATTCAAAATTGTAAGAATTTAAATTTTCTAACATTACTTCTCTACCTTACCCAGCTGATAGATCATTATAACACGATCCAGGGCGTCTTGTAAAGTGGGATTGGTTGGGGCGGCACGTCGAATCTCGCCCCACATCTTGTTTTCTTGTATATGATCATACAAAGGTCTACCATCTGCTGTCCTTGAATCGTGGTTGATCTTGTGACCGGAAATAGGATCATAATCATATCCTACTACTGTTCGATCACCTGGATCAGCGCCAAACTCCCGAGCATAAACCACACCATTGGCACGTTCGTATATGTA